AAGGAATTGAGCAGGGTCATTATCAAATTTTTTACGAATTTCTGATGGAATACTGCTAAACGACTTCTCTGCCTGGAGTATAGCGTTCATGGTTTCTTGGAAATCATTATTAGGATTATCATCATATGTAAATTGTTGTAATTGAGCCGTTTTAGCGATTAAATCCATTCCATGACGTTTTACAATATTATTTATATTCACCTCATCTTTATGTGATTGTTCAACCCGTACAACTTCATCGTCGGGTGTTTTAAATTGAACTCTTTTGCGAATTATATCGCCTTTTGAATTTCTTTTATAAAATGACATTATTTTTTAGTCCTGACGCCGCGATGAAATGTATCTTGACGTCTTAATTGTTGTTCAGTTTTTTTCTTAGGTTTTGTTAATTGAATACCAGGTGATTGTCGTATTTTATCTGCTTCTTCCGCATTTTGTCCTGTTATATATTTACGTAATTCCAGTATTTCATTTCTAATTTCCGCTGCGCTATTTTTATAATCACTTAGATTACCTGAACCACCTTCGATAATTTTATCGAGTATATCCATAGCTCTATTTATAGGATCAGTTAAGTTAGTTTTTCGTTTTGTAAAATCAGTACTCGCGTTAAGATTATTAATATCTGCAATCATTTTTTGAATACTTAAACCTGTTGTCATATTGGATAATAATCCCTGCATTTTATTTTGAGCAGTATATCCATGTGCATTAGCTTTAGATGTTGCCGGTGGTGATGATGTTGCCATACTACCGGCTGGTGTAGAAGCGTCAAATTTTCCTGCTAATATAGGATTAACACCAGCTTTTTTCATATCTGCCATGCGTCGTGATACAGCACTACTAGACATTTGCTCTGTAAATTTTCTATTCATAGCAGCTTGAGCAGCATTAAAATTTCTTGATATACCTGCTTCCTTAGATGAAAAGTCACGCGCTTTTTTAGCCTCTTGTATTTCCATAACATTACGCGCTGATGCTATATCTCTATTTGCTCGGTTTGTGTCGCCTACACCCATAAATCCCAATATAGGTGAGGCAACAGCACCAATACCCGGTAAACCACCAATACCCGCTAATATACTCATTAGAAGTGATCTATCATGCCAGGTACGCCAAATGTAGGCATAGGTCTAGCACATTTTAGTTGCATATAAGTATCCACAATTAAGTGGGGCTCATCTGGAAATTGTATACAACGGTCTAGTGGTACATCTTCTTCTATAAATGATTGTCCGAGCACTGGTAGTGTTGCAAAATCCTGGCTAAGATGCCATGGATCAAGTGATGAAGGAACGTCAGATTGAAATAGTCCTGATATTTGAGAAGGTTTGTACCTGTATTCTGCAAAACGCTCCTGGTAAGAAAATACAAGATCATCATTTGCTGAACCATCACAGAACAGTTCTTTATTTAAAAGTTCCTGCTCCCCGAGATGGGCCAAAGAAGGCCAATATATATCATAGCGTGTCGATTTTGATAATTCTCTGCGTAAGCCTTTTTGATAAGTTAAGTCTGCCCTGGCTGATATGATACCCATAACAATACCATGTTCGTTAAAGGATTTTGAAAAGCCATGACCTGATAATGATGATGTACCTATAGCTGATAATTCTGCTACTCCAGTACCGTCGGATGTGCCTGAAGTAGTTGTTTGAGATTGTGATGTAATAGGTGAAATGTTAATTGGTGAAGAACCACCACCAAGATACTCTGGGCGATAAGATAGATCATAAAAGTTTACTCCGAAATGATTTCTCACCAACTCACTATAGCGAGTGCCTCCACGCGCATCGCGTTCTAGGAGCTTCTGTACCTGAAAAGCCTCGCGTAAGTCATTGATAGTAGCCGCAGTAGCGGTTGTTAAATCAGCTGTTGCTGATGATAATTCTAAATTTGGGCTACCCCAATCTAACACGGCCGTTGTCGATGGTACAGTTGTACTATCTATTGATTGAGAGCCTGATGTTGATCGAATTCTAAATGGTATATCTGCATTATTATCGAATGTTGGACCCATTATACCAGTTGTATTACCTATAATAGTACCTGATACCGGTGCAGCTGTTCCGAGCGGTATACTAACCGAATCACCTTTCTGCGGAAATGGCAAACTGGAGGTAAAATAATCATGTCTTTTACCACGTTTTAATAATGAATATGGATATGTTGCTGTATTATCTGGACCATCGGCTACAGATGAAGGAACAGAATCAATCAGATTTTGATCACGGAACCATTCATTATATATTCTTGAATATGCTCTAAATGGTAATACGTTTATTTCTACATCATTCGGCGAAACACCATGTGGCACACCTATATAATTCATCAATGCTGCTCTTTTACCATTAGTAGTTGTTAGATCAGCACCACCGTCAGATTGATTTGTAATATTTGTATCAAGTATGGGTATCTGATAATCAATAGAATCACCAGGGTCTGTTTGTTCACCGAAGAATTTTTTACTGTTTTCCCATATAAGCCGATATGGTACAAAGAAGAAATGAGTATCAATGAAAAGATTATCGAGAATTGGAAATAATGGTGTTGATAGTCGAGCGAAAGCATGTAATCTTGCATTAAATGTATCACCTGGTAACACATCATCCCAATAGAATGGTACTAACCATCCAGCATCCATTGTAAATTTATGACCATGTGATCTATCGAATTGTGATCTAGGCGCCTGAACACTTGGTGCCTGGCTAAAATTGTGTGTCATTACTGATTTCATTTAGAATTCTCCAAATCTTGCCTTTGCATTTCTGGCGTTATTGAACTTACTGTTGCTGTTTTTACTTCTAGTCCTGATTTTATTTTAACCGGATTTTTATTCTGTGTAATCATACCTGAATTATCATCATATCCTGCTATGTGATATAGAACATAGTCATTTTTATGTGGTTGTTCTGTTACTGATTGTGTAAATGCGCGTATTGCGCTTTGATCGTTAATATCTGTAAATGGATTGTTAAATAGTTCACTTACTGTGTCATAGATTGCGTATAAGTTTTTGTACATTAGAGACTCCGCTTGAGTTGATTAAATTGCGCCTTCTTTACTGTTTCTTTAGCTGATAACCGTTCGCGCGTATTGTCATCGGATAAGTAGGCCGATAATTCTCGGCCAGATTTTATGTCGTCGTATAGTTCTGGGTCGATTCCTCGTAGATATTTATCATAGTATTTTGCGGGTGCTAAGCGCATTCCGCGAATAGTTGTAAAGTCCTTTGGGTAAACATCTCGTGTATATGAGCTAATCCAAGTATGACCAATACCAGGGCGGCGAGACATAGTAGAATATTCGGAGAGGACTTCGCTAATTTCTCCAGTATAATCATTAAACCTCTCATATGGTTTTAATCCTGTTTTTTCGTTTACCTGGTCCTTTAGTGGGCCGTTTAGTTTTTTCATGCAGTACCTTGCTACATATCCGGCAGATTCGAATGTAACAGTGCCTACAGTCACGAAGCCTTTTTTCCATATTTTTTCGAGAGTCGGGCTTGTGTATATAGGTTCACCACTAGGAGAGTCGAATAGATAGACCCAATCGTCGAAGTTATATCCGAATAATATTGCATGATAATGCGGTCTGCTTGTGTTGTCACCATATTCTCCACAGTGGTAGTAGCGTATTTTTTTTCCTGTTTGTTTTCGTAAGCGTTTTATAAATTTCTGAAAATCGCTTTTTATTAATGAACCATCCGGTGGTAAGTTTTCGGGATTGTATGTAAGTGTTATAAAACAGTTATCTTGATGCATAGATGCCTCATGTACACATCGCATAGCCCACTGTCTTGATCGTTCCAATCTGCACCCGATACACTGTCCACATGGTAGTGTTAAAGAATCACCTCCGAATTTATCTGTAAATGTTATTTGCCCTGTAATGTTTCTAAAGGCCGAAAGCGGGTGAAAACAAGCCATGTAGCCTCCGAGACTTTAGACATACGAAAGAATTTTTTACCATGTTTTCTATAAATCATAGCCTTGTGCCTCCACGCATTGGACGTGGTTTTAAATTCATTTTATTTATTTTTGAACCTTTACTGAATTTACGTTTTGAGCCTTTTTTACTCATCTTGTATCGTTTCATTTTCGAGTGCCTCTCTTTCGTTTTCTAATGTATTAGTCCACCAGGTAACTTCTATACCTTGTACCTTGATAGTACCTTTACGAACTGAATATTTTTTTTCCAGTCTGGTTGCTGCTACTGCTGCTATCATAACTGAGTC